TAAATGATACAGCTAAAAAAGAATGGCGCAGAGTGGCTAAAATTTTAGCGGCAGAAGGAAAGGATTTTACAGACAAGGATTTAAAAGCACTAGAAGCCTATTGTATCAATTATGCGAAGTGGCAGCGGTGCGAACAGATTATAGACGAAAAAGGCTATAGTATGATTGTTGGGGACAACGGCTACGAACAGCAACGACCAGAAGTAAGCATAGCAAATAAAGCACAAACAGAAATGCGGGCATGGGCTAAGGAATTGGGGCTAACCCCCGCAGCGCGGCAGCGGATGAAAGAAGCCGGGAGTATATCGGACAATGGTATAGACCCGGAATTAGACGGAATGGTAGCGCATGATTAAAAGGGAATTGCTTTTAGCTTCCTGGTTGGAAAAGTTACAAAAGAAATGGGACACAGACAAATATTATTACGACGTAGAAGAAGCGACGAAAATATTTAAGTTCGTGTCGAAGTTGACGAATGATAGAGGGGCAAGCCGAAGCTTTGAATTATTAGAATTTCAGTTTGAGATTATAACAGAAATTCTTTGCGTAAGACGAAAAAGCGACGGTAAGCGAAAACACAGAGAAGCACATATAAACATACCGCGAAAAAATGGGAAATCATTTTTAGCAGCGATTATAGTAGTATACCTGTTCTTCTGTCAACGTCATATCTTCGGCGCGCTTTTTATTTTGACAGCAAACACAACGAAGCAAGCCGGGGAATTATACGCGACAGTAGAACACTTTATAAAGACGAATAAGACTTTACGGCGATACTGCAAGATTACCAGCAGTACAAAGACCATTGTAAGAAAAGACAACGGAAATAAGCTAATGGTACTTTCTTCGGACGCGGATAACGCGGACAGTTTTAACGATTATGTGGCAGTCCTGGACGAAATACACCAGGCGAAAAACGACGAAATGTACGGAAAGCTTAGAACAGGGCAAGGCGCATGGGACGAACCGCTAATAATGACAATTACAACAGCTTCTAGCGGCGAAGACCCGGCTAACCCGGAAATGCAGCTTTATACAATGGCGAAGAAGATAGAAGCCGGGGAAATGGACGACCCCAGCTTTTACTATCGGATTTACGAAGCGGATAAGGATTGTAACGTAGAAGATGAAGCACAATGGTATAAATCAAATCCAGCGTTAGGCGTATTTAGAAAGTTGGAAGACCTGGCGAACTATGCAAAGCGTATTAGGCTTATGCCGCTTCAAGAAAATATGTTTAGAAGAATGTTTCTTAACCAGCATGTAGCGTTAGACCATGAAAAAGGCGCTATCAATATGGATTTATGGGACACTTGCACGAAGAAGGTAGACCCGGAAGAACTTAAGGGCTGGAAGTGCTGGGGTGGGCTGGATTTATCTAGTAAGAACGATATAACGGGCTTCGTGCTGGTATTTTACGAAGAAACTACAGGGCGATTTATTGTTGTTCCGTATCTGTATACGCCGAAAGAAACGGTAGCATACAGGCAGCATAAGGACAATAACCCTTATGAATACTGGATAAAGAAAGGCGACTTAATAGCACTTGACGGAAAATATATAAACTTCGACAGATTTTTAGACCATGCTACAGAATTAGACGAAGCATACAGAATAGAACAAATAGGATTCGACCAATGGGGAAGCCAGACGATTATTAACAGGTTAGAAGAACGCTGGGACGTTATACCGCTGGGACAGGGAACGAAGACCATGACACAGGTAATCAATGATTTTGAAAATCTGTTAGTAGATGAAAGAATCATCATAGCAGAAAATGAGTGCTTTAGGTTCATGGCGAAGAACTGTATAGCGGTTTATGACGAAATGTTAGGCGTGAAATACAGTAAGAAGAAATCAAAATTTAAGATAGACGGCATAATAGCTATGCTTATGGGTTTATTGCTTTGTATCGAAGAAAACGGAATAGAACACTATAACCCGGTTGAATACCTGGACGCTATGTAAGAAAGGCGGAAAAATGCTTAAGAGGATAAAGAAAATTAAAAAATTAAGGCTGATAGTTGCGGACGCATTGTTAATAGCTGCCCTGGTTATCGCTTTTGCCGTTACTTACGATATTAACAGGCACGCGGGGTTATATTTGCTAAGTGGGGAAATGCTGACAGCGGCGGTTATGCTGGTTAGGAGTGGTAAGAAGTAATGTTTTTAGACTTTTTGGAAAAAAGAGAAGAAACAATAGACACAACAGAATTGACAGACGAAGAAAAAATATTTTTGAAAGTATTCGGAATTGAGGAGAACCAGCCCGTAGCAGCTATGCGGGAAATAACATATTTTACATGCATTAAGAAAATTGCGGAAGCCGTAGCAAAAACGCCGCTTTACCTGGTACAAGATACAGAAACAGGAATAAGAAGGGCGACAGAAGACCCGTTAAATGAAATCTTAAGTCTTAGACCTAATCCGTATATGACGGCTGTAGATTTTTGGAAGGCGATAGAAGCGACCAGGCAGCACGACGGAATAAGCGCGGCAGTAAAGCAGTATGGAAGAAAAGGCGAATTACTGGCGCTCTACCCTTGCGTAATAGAAGGAATGACGATAGACGACGCGGGGCTACTCAAATCGAAGCTTAGAAATAAGATTTTGATAGAATACCGGGTAACTGGCAGCAGTACGACAGATTACGGATTTTATGAGGACTTGCTTATATTTAAGGGCTTCACAATGGACGGAATCAACACGAAGCCAGTAAGGGAACTTGTCAAAAGCACAATAGAAGGGCAGATAAAAGCGCAAAATTACTTAAATAGCCTGTATGACAACGGGTTAACTAACAAAATGGTAGTACAGCTTACGTCTGATATTAAGGACGAAAAAGAGCTAGGGAAGATACAAGCGAAATTTGGGCGGCTTTATAGCAAAGGGAAACGTATTTTTACAGTCCCGGCAGGATTTAGCGTACAGCCTGTTAATTTATCCCTGGCAGACGCGCAGTACGAACAGGTTAGAAGAATGTCAATAAGTCAGATTGCGGCGCTTTTTGGGGTTAAAATGCACCAGCTAAACGACCTTAAGGACACAAACAACAATTCGTTAGAACAACAGCAGTTAAATTTTTTAGTAGATACGCTATTGATTTTATATGAATCTATAGAACAGGAAGTAACATGGAGTGCATTAACCAAAGAAAAAAGGGATAAAGGCTACAAAGCAAGGTTTAATACCAATGTAATTTTAAGGACGGACGCGAAGACCCAGCAAGAAATACTGTGTGGTTATACGTCTGCTGGCATTTATAAGCCGAACGAATCACGCTTAGAATTGCAGCGGGAAACAGACCCGAACGGCAACGAACTAATAGTAAATGCCGGAGTTTTGAAGCTGAAAGACATAGGAAAAGGAACGGAAGGGAGCGCAAACAATGCCGGAGAGTAAAAGGACGGAAGAACACAGCCCGGAAATTCGTAATTATTGCGCGAATTGCCAGGGAATCGCCTTAGAAGTAAGGGCGGCAGCAGAAGGCGAAGAAAGCCGGACAATCGGCGGATATGCGGTTAAATATAATACGCCTGTACTGATTGTAGACCGCTGGGGCGATAAGTACTTAGAAGAAATCGCGGCGGGCTGCTTTGATGAAAGCTTAAGAAGCTGCAAAGAAGCGGGTAAGGAAATTAAAGCCTTGTGGAATCACGACACAAGCAGACCGTTAGGCAGCACAAAGACCGATACTTTACGCTTTAATACGGGAGATACTACAGGATTAGCGTATGATATTGATTTACCTAATAATTCCTGGGGAAACGACGTAAAAGAGAGTGTAAAGCGCGGCGACGTGGACGGCAGCAGCTTCGGCTTTATCTGCCAGGAAGACAGGTGGAGTAAAGTAGAACACGAAGGCGAACAGATTTACAAAAGAAGTGTAGTAAAAGCGGAGTTACTGGAAGTTAGCCCCTGTACCTTCCCGGCTTATGACAGTTCGGAAATTAGCTGTAGAAGCTTTGAGAAGGTAAAAGAAGAAGCAAAAGAAGAAAAAAGATTAGAAAAATTGAAAACAGAAGCCCGGCTTATGAAGCTTAGGGAAGAAAACGAAAAGGAGTTTTAAGGAAATGACAGTACAGGAACTTAGGGAGTTAATCGGAAAGAAGACAGAGGAAATTAACGGCTACCTGGAAAGCCGCGACGCAGATAAGGCGGAAGCCGCATTAGAGGAAAAGAAGAAATTACAGAAGCTTTTGGCGGTAAGAGAAGCCGAAGACGCGGACGAAGCGGCGGAGTTAAGAGGGCAGCAGCGCAAGAAAGGAGAAAAACGCACTGTAGCGGCTACAAACGAGTTAAGGGCGGCTGTAAAATTCGCACTTAAAGGCGCTGGCGCGCTTACCGAAGAAGAAAGGGCAGCCGTAAACATTGACAATAACGCCGCGATTCTGCCGGAGCAGTTCGTTAACGACATCCAGGTATTGCGCGAAGGCTTCCCGAGCCTTAAGGAGCATTGCCACATTGTAAGGGCTACTTCTAATCATGGCAAAATGCCTTTTGCAAAAATCGGCGGCAAAAAGCTTACTAAGTACAAATCCGGCACAAAATTAACGGGCGAAGCGGCAAACACAGAAGATATTACTTACAATATCGAGAATTACGGCGCTTTAGTTCCCATTGCGAACGATTTACAGGAAGACGAAGCCGTTAATATCGTCCAGGATGTTATTAAGCCGGATTTTGCAGAAGCTGGCGTAAACAGTGAAAACGACGAAATCTTAACCATTGTAGAAGCAAACGCTACGGACAAGTCTACAGGCGTTACCGATTGGCGCGGCGTGAAAAAGGTTATTGACGGCGTGCTGCCGACACTTCGCGCCCGCACGATTGTGATTACGAATCTTTCCGGCTATGTGTACTTGAAGTCCCAGGAAGATAAGAACGGGCGTAACCTGGATTTAGTTAAGACTGTAAACGATAAAGACTATTTTGAGAATAAGCGGCTTATTACATTGAGCGACGAAGCTATCACCGCAGCGACAGAAGGCGCGGTAGTCTTCTATGTGGTTAATCTGTACGCCCTGGTTAAGTTCTTTGAAAGAAAGGGTTATACCGTATCTACGGATAAGTCTGTATTCTTTGAATCGGACGAACTGGCGCTTAAGGTACAGGAACGCTTTGACTGTGAAAAGCTGGACGACAGGGCAGACTTTAAGGTAGAGTTTACCCCGGCTGCCTAATACGTTCCCGGAAGGGGTGGAAGAATGGCAGAAGCAATACTCACGATTGAACAGGCGAAAAGCTATTTACGGGTAAATTATGATGAAGACGACGAAGAAATAAAAGGGTTGATTTTGACGGCGGAAGCTTATATAGACAGTTGTGTAGGGACTGCCTATAAAGACCCGGCGAATTATGAAAGCACCGAAGAATACGAAAAAGGGCGGAGAATCGCCGCCCTTCTTCAAAAGAAGATTGTAAGCGATATGTACGAAGTACGGGCGACTACAATTAGCAGTAATACGAAGACGGACAACATCACAAAGACCATATTAGACAAACTGGCAAATGTGGGGGCGTGATTATGTATTTAATGATTCAGAAGCGACAGAAGACCATAGAAAAGGGAAGACCGTTAGAAACCTGGGAAGACTATTTTAAGTGCTGGTGCGGGGTGAAAAGCCTATACGGGAAAGAACTGTATAGCGCCCTGGAAGCAAAATTAGAAAATGTAGTGAACTTTGAAACACGTTTTTGCGGCAAACTGGAAGCCCTTAATACAAAGGAATACCGGGTTACATGGGGCGAAAGGGTATTTAATATTATTGCGGTGGACTACGGCAGATATGACCGAAGAAAAGTAGTAATAAAGGCGCAGGAAGTAGTATGAGTTTTAATATCACAATGGAATTTACGGGACTGAATGAGATACAGAAGGAAATAGAAAAACTTTCTACGGAATCAGAACTAAAGGCACTCAATAAAAAAATTGTGAAAAGAGCCGGGGAAATCGGTTTACAGGAAGCAGAAGGGCAGATACGAAAGAAAGCATACAGTAGTAACCCTATGAAATCCGGCAGAAAAGGCAGCAGGACAGGACAGCACGCGGCGGATAATGTACCTAAGAAGGCTTCGACGCAAAGCGGGAATTATGGGGAGTTGATAGGCTGGGACAGGGGCGACGTTTCCCCGTTCTTCTACATGAAGTTCCATGAATGGGGTACGACCATACATAAGCCTAAAGGTTTTATGCTGGAAGCAGCAAAACCGACGTATAAAGCACTGAAAGAAATTGCAGAAGAAGAATACGAAAAGACATTAAAGGAAAAGTTAGGGGGTTAGGTATGGCGATTTTGAACGAAACAGAGTTAGAACAGCTTGAAAAGGTTGTAACTGACTACCCTAATAACGAAGAACTGGACTTAACGGCGTTCGTTGCGGATGTAATCGGAATAACAGGAGTACATACAGAAGAAGGCTGGTATAACCAGGACATAAACGAAACACATATAACTTTTTATTTTATGAGTGATGAAGACATAGATTTTAGCGAAGATACAAACGAAGGCGAAGAATACTATATACAGGTTGATATATGGAGTAAAAGGGACTGCTTTAAACTGAAAAAGAAGGTTAAGAAGCTGCTTAAGAAGGCTGGGTTTACTTATTTTGCGGGTAACGACCAATACGAAGCGGAAACCGGGATTTACCATAAGGCAGCCCGTTTTTACTTTACTATGAATGTGGAAGGAGATAATTAGAAAATGGCAGCAGTAAAGGAAAATAAAGAAACCATTACAAGAAGCCGTTTAGTGGGCTTAAAGGATATTTGCGTAGCGGAAGTTACGACTAACGACGAAGACGTATACGCGGCAGAAGTCCCGGTAAGACTTGCTAAAGCGATTGCAGCAACGGTAAAAGATACGTTTACTATCGAATATACCTACAGCGACGACGAAGTAGAAGATACTGTAGAAACGTATGAAAAAACAGAAATCGAAATTGAAGTTAACAGGTTAGCGCCGGGAGATTATGCGCTGCTGTTCGATACGCTGTATAAGTACGGCTTCCTGGTAAAAGCAGAAGGCGACAAGGCGAAGGAAGTAGCGTTAGGCTTCCGCGCAAAACAGAGTAACGGAAAATATGAATTTTGTTGGTATTATTGCGGCAAAGCAGAACACCCGGACGTTACATACGAAACCGTAAAGGACAAAAAGACCGCACAGACAATTAAAGTTACGTTTACCTTCTACGCAAGGAAGAAAGAAGACGTAATAGAGGGAGAACGAAAGAAGCTTTACGCGCTTATTGTGGATGAAAGCAACTTAATGGCAGAGCATACGACAGCAGCGGAAGCTATCGCGGAATGGTTCAGCGCGGTACAGGAATATACACCCGTTCCCGAAACGGAAGACGATACCACAGGAGTATAATAAGATAACCAGGGTGTCAGAATATGACACCCTGTAAGAAAGGGCGATAATATGAAAATCAGCTTAAACGGAAAAGAGTACGAAAGCGGCAAAATCACAAGAGAAAAATATAAAAAGTTCGCTATTGTGTATGAAAGCCTTTTAGGGAAAGAGAAGGAAGCACAGACATTTAGCGACGAAGATTTAGACAAAATGGTAGAAGCTATTGTTTTGGTATATGGAAATCAGTTTACTTTTGATGAAGCAAACGACGGGTTAGACGAAATCAGCAGCATTATTCTTAATTTCTCCCTTATCAATGCGGAAATTATGAATAAGACGAATTTACAGGCGGAAGCGGTAGCAAAAACCTTAAAAACGAATGTAATTACTATAGCCGGAAAAGAGTATGAAAGCGGCAAAATCGGAAGAAAGAAGTACCGGGAGTTTAGGGAAGTATATAACGACCTGGTAACGCCGGAGAAGCAGACGTATACAGATGAAGAATTAGACCGTATGGTAAGTGCTATTGTAGAAATCTACGATAATCAGTTTACTTTTGAAGAAGTGAACGAAGAATTAGCGGACGTTTCACAGATTATTTTTAACTTCGCACTTATCAATGCGAATATTATTAAGCGCCTGGGAGAACAGGCGGAAGACGCAAAAAAAAATTTGAGTTCACACGCTTAATTGATACCTGTATCAAGTGTGGCGGGCGGCTTAAGCGTTTTTATAGTATCACTACATAC